CTCTGACGAGGCACCCGGCGGAGGTCTAGACTGGCATAACCAACACCCTTATGGGGTGCGGCACACTTCAGCAGACGCGCCGGTGACACGCTTACCGACCTGAATGGATTTCCAAGTCGGCAAGGTGATCCTCGACGGTGGTTTCCCACCGTCCCCAATCCAGTTCATCGGTATCGGACCGATGGGCCTCTCTTTGGCGAATACCGAGCAAACGCTCGATACGATCCTTAGTAGAGTTACCTGGACATCCGATTTCATGCCACATCGTTGTGGCAAGTCGCTTTCGGGTATAGCGTCGGCTGTCACTCCTGACAGCCAGCACACCCCCGCGAATCACTCCGTTGCAAAAACTTAATAACAACCCGCTAGGGTTATAAATCAAGGGCTTACACCGTCTAGGAACGACGATATCCGTCTCGCTAAACCGCACAACCATAGGGGTAACCCTGTGGGCAAAATACCAGAAGCCCCCTGTGAAGGGAGCACGACTGGCAACTCTGCGTGCGACGCGATAAGGTATTCGGATTCCCGAATCGGCATTCTCCCAAGGTGGCACGACGTGTTTTCTCCAATCGCGGAAAAGCGAAAGGAGGAGACGAAGCAACCTGCCAAGGAAGATTCCAGTCTTTGTTGAAAACTGGGTAAGTGAGTTGATTGCAACGAACGCTTCCTGCGGAGAGCTGACCGCCTTAAGATAGACACCACGGATATCGGTGCCATTATAGAAGTCAGATCCACAAGATTCACGGAACGGCCCTTTTACAAAGGACTTATCGTCGTTAACCCTGAAACCCAGCAGAGCAAGCAGATGAATGACATCACTCGTCACGGATGACGGGCAAATGATATCATCACCATACACACCCCACAGGGAGTCAGACCTATTCCTCCTCTCGGGTATTCCCCGAAAGTGTAGACAGGCGACGACTGCGCAGGAGAACAGCATGGTCTGCAACGGGAACGTATAACCGTTACCCATCGTAGATACCATGTTGAGCTGAACTGCACCCAGACCGGGCACCTCCACAACCGGAGTTCTTGCGAACTCAAGCTGTCTTAACATGTCGGCGGGCAGAGCCCACTGACACATCTTATAGGAGATACTATCGGAAGCACTACTTAAATCTATCGTCGATAGACCGTCGGTAATACTCCCAAGCCTGGCAAGATTTCGATTGATAAACTGCTGCTTACTGAGGTCGATTTGAAACCGACTTTTCAGCCGCTGCTCTAGTATGTGTCCTAGACCCAACTGGAACCATGTGTTCAGGGTTGGTTCGACACAGATACACCTCGAAATCTTATCGTTCTTCGGAACAAAGCTAAGCTTGGACCCTCGCACTACTCTTGCTGACCCATAGTTTTCGATGCGGATTAACTCCGCGTTCGACCATTCTGGGAGACGTGAGATGCAGTGCTTATACCAATTGTATAAGGACTTATTGCTACAAGAAAGCTCCGAGCTAAACAACTTGTGGTACAAGCTGCCACCCGTAGCCAGTACGTTTGACCCCGGACCCACACGCGCTGCACTAAAGCAGTCACGAGGGTCGTCGGTCAATGCGTACCCGTTCTTAAACCAGAAACTTTCAACGGCTTGCTTAAAACCGTTAAGGAGCATTTCCGATTTACTGTCATAATTGACAGGTAGAGACCATTCCGCGCAACTTTGATTGCTTGCGAGGAACTTATCTAGAGCGGCTTTATCCGCTGCCTCCGTAGTATCAGGGACCCACTTTTTTAGGAGTGAGTTTGATATGGAGACGGCTGCCGCCTCTTCGATGGTCATTCCCGGCCAAAACCCGCCTTGAACAGGCAGGCCCTGACTGAGTAAGTCCTCCATGAGGGCTTGAGATAGATCAGAGGGACCGATGGCCACAATAACCTCCACAACGAAACAGGTGAACCCACATCATTCACGAACGCGATAAAGCGCACGCTGGAGAGCTCGAGTGAGCTCGCGCAAAATGACGTAGACGTTATAGATCAAGTCGACAACCCTGACCAGGACGGTCAGGATCGGCGCGAACCAGGCCCTCAATTAGAGGACACCGGTAAGGATCGTATCAGCCAAGTCAGCCGACTCTTCATTGAGCAGGCCGACAAGGTAAGACACGAACGCCTTAATCTCGTCTGGGTTGTATGTCTCGACACCGGCTGGCACGTCGATCGTTAAACGACCGATAATGCTACCCGGTACACCAGCAGCACTATTGCAGCCCTTTCGGACCACAAGTTTCCACTGGTTTGTGGGGATCTGGCCGCGAAGGCCAGTTACAGGGTTCGCGGGCGGCAGACCACGGAGGATCTGCGGCTTGTAGAACGTTTCTGTAAAAGGTGAACTCGCCGAGTTTGCCGTAGCAGATCCCTGTGTACCCGTGAGGGCAGTGACAGTTTTCTGTTTAGCATTCTGGGCGGGCGGGGTATCATCGACCTGCGTGTAAGCAGGCGTGGTGAACCCAGTGACCGTAGCCCCAGTGATGGAACCGTCAGGACTCCAGGATTGGAGCCGTCTGTCAGCCATGAACATCTTGAACATGTGGAAGTATTTCCAGTTTTCGAGTTGTGACCCACTATTCTGCAGGCTTTGTCAAAGCCTAATGGATCGTGATGTGGCATCAGCCTGAGCAAGCAATGCGGAGATGTTTAACCACCTCATCCCAAGGCCCGGTATCGTAAACTCCAATGAAGGAATAAACGAGCCGACATAGGGACTTCTTCGCACACGAGCGTAAGCTGAGGACGGAAAAGAACCGGGTAGGAAGGATGCCTCCGTCTTGATAGACGGAATGCCGGTGCCAAAGGTAGGAGTAGCGGACACAACAGTTGCAGAACTGCTGAACCGCCGCCCAATATTGACCCAACCGACAAGAGCATGATTAATGCTCGCAGCCTCGATTATCGCACCAAGATTGGTAAAATAATCTGCTATAAAGGAGTAAGGCAACAACTGATACAGTGACGGGACGAAGGACCTGAGGTCGAAGCCAAGATCTTGCATATACCCATTCCAGCCAGTCTGGTTTAGGGTAATGCCATACATCTTGACCGAAGCCTCAGACTTAATCTCAGCCACAGTCTTTATTGAAATGCCCGCCCCGAATCCGAAGATATCAATCCTCGGGCTCAGTATCTTTGCGTCCTGAACGAACGCATTGACGAACTCGTACGGAGGCTTATACACGATTATCCGAGCTGCAGCTTTTGCAGCAGAGTCGATATCGCGTATCAGCGGAATCCATCCGAATACGGCCTCCAAATAGGTCCCAGCGACCGCCTTCTTCACTTCATCACGAACAACCTGTCGCCTTTGTGCGGCTAAGGAGTCGAACGCTCTTGAAGCTATACCGCCCCGCCTGGTAGCACGTCTTCGTATTGCTCGGGCCGTCTTATCGACGTCACCGAGGTACTTAAACATGCTCTCATATAGGGCCTTCAGCGGATGCCTTATCTGCCGAATCGTTTCTCCAAACTCACCAGCGCACACCACACTTTGTAAAGTGTGTTGCGCCTGATAAAGAGCGGAGGCGAATTTCTGCAGACACCGGTTATCCAAATACGAATAATCATCTGATTGCACAGGGTTAGCGAGCGCCGATGTCGGCGTGACACACCCCTCTACTTCAGCACCCTCAACTGCGACACCGGTAAATCTATTGGTACCAAGGTATTTAGCCCTGCCACCAGACCCACCTGTGACGTAGTATCTTGATCCATCTAAGAACGTCGTGGCCGACTGATGTTTCCTGAGTAACAACTTGTAGTCCTTCACATCATCTGAAGTGACCCGAGTCTCCGTCCAGCTCCCTGATAAAGAGGAGCTGTGGCGAGAGAAACCGGTCCACAGCTTGGTGCTAGGAACGTACGTAGAAGTCATAACTGGAAAATCATACGACTTATGGCGTATCTTTGTGATGGACATGGGGATTACACTCGTATCGTACGTGCGACATCGCACTTTCTTGATAGATGCACTACACGCCCATTAGGGCATATAGGTGCGGG